TGACGAATTCAAGGCCAATAATCCTCATCTCGAGCGATACTTTGCTGCTGAGGATTTACCAATCATGTCTGATGGTTCTCGTATGAGTGTACCAGGCGTTGGTAAACCAGATTCAACATTCCAAAAATATGTTATCGACCGCATGAAACACAATGTGGCAGGTAATCGTCTTGCTGAAACACACAAAACAAAGATACCGAGAGAATGGTAACACCTATACCCGCCCTTCTTGGTGGTGGTTTTACAAAACCGCCAGTTATACCATTATTGGTCAAGAAGATTGTTCAACCTAAAGTGCCTGCACTGCTTAGAAAGGATACACCTGTCTACACAAAAACTTCCAGCTAAAAATCATAAACCAACTACAAGGAAGGTCTCAATGGCAAGCAATAGAAAAACCGCAATACAAAAACGTGAAGATGTGGCCGATGATACAGTAACATACATTCATCAACCGGTTACAACAAATTCATTAAAGATTAAGTTAGACCACTTGAAAACTTTTGAAGCGTTGACAACAAACCAGCAAAAGTTTTTTGATGCATATAAAAGAGGTGATTACTTTATAACTTTACATGGTGTTGCTGGCACAGGTAAGACGTTTTGTGCTGTTTATAAAGCATTAGAAGAAGTTTTAGATAAGACAAATCCATTCAACAAAATCATTGTTGTTAGGTCAGCCGTACAAGGCCGTGAAGTCGGTCATTTACCTGGTGATATTTCTGAAAAGATGGAAATTTATCAACAACCATATCGCCAAATTTGTGAGACACTATTTGGTCGTAAGGATGCATGGGATAGATTGGAAGAACAAGGATATATTGAATTTATTTCAACATCATTTATTCGTGGTATGAGTTTTGATGATGCTATTATTATAGTTGATGAAATGCAAAACTTAACTTTTGAAGAAATTGATACAGTTATGACCCGTGTTGGTTATCGCTCAAAAATCATATGGTGTGGAGATTACAGACAGACTGACCTAAACAAAAAAAGAAATGATGTTTCGGGTATTTTGAAGTTTTTTGATGTTGCTCACCACATGAGTTCATTTACAAAAATTGAATTTACTGTTGATGATATTGTAAGGTCATCATTAGTTCGTGAATATATTATTGCAAAATTAAAATATGAGGATTATAATTGATAATAAATGCAAACTTGGTTATTAACTAATATAAATATAAAAGTGTCAGACTACAATAAGAGAGACAAAAATGACAATTTCAGTATCAGGAACAACTATAACGGAACCAACTACAATTGTACCGGCTTCTATTTCTTCCGCACAAACATTCTACTTAGCAAGTAACTCAATCAATTACTTTACGACTGCGGCTGCAGCAAACTGGACGGTCAATCTATCATATTCATCAGGTACTACATTAAATACCATTTTGAATGTGGGTGATACAATTAGTTCAGTGGCATTGGTATTACAAGGTTCTACTGCATATTATCAGTCTGCTAATGCAACTATTGATGGTTCTTCTACAGGTGTTACAACCTATTGGCAAGGCGGTGCTGTACCATCAAAAGGTAACGCTTCTGGTGTTGATGTATACACATACACAGTTATTAAAACAGCAGCAACACCAACATATACTGTTTTAGCATCACAAACACAGTTCTAAGGAGTAATCAATGCCAACGATTATTACTAGTGGAGCTGGTTCAATGAAGGGTTATGGATTTAGTTATGCTAATCTAGGAGGAACAAATTTTGCCGCTTTTTTTGTAGGATCAAAAAATACTTATTGTTCTTTTAATAGTATAACATTGGATAAATGTAGCAATGTCATCGTGGCCGGTGGTCTTGGTTGCGGCAATTGTTCAACTGGTATACCAAATATCATTAAAGTGAATCCAAAAACTGGTACGGTGACTGCGGCCGTAAGGATGCGAGTAGCTGCAAATTCTTGTTGTAGTCGTTGTCCAAATCCCAGTAGATATTGCAATGTTTGTAAAGTTCTTGCTGTAAAAACAGATAATTCTAATAATATATTTGTATCTGGTGGTGCAGTTATAGCAAAATTTCCATCTTCTTTAGCTTCTATTACATCACATGTGAACCTTCCATATCTTAGTTCTTGTTATTATACTGGTTGCTTTGGCCGACAAGCAATCAATAATTTAGGCATTGATTCATCATGTAATATATACTCTGTTTCTTGGGCTTATCCTGGCCGAGGTGTTTGTAATAATGGTTTGAGTTTATATAAATTTAACAACAGTTTATCCACATGTCAAATTTTTAGTGTAAATAATGGTAAGAACATATCAACAAGTGGTGTATCTAGCTCATCGATAGACAGTTCTGGTAATTCTTATATTATGGGTAATTATGTAGTTAGTTGCTTTACACAAAAACTTGTTAAATATAATTCTTCTGGAACCAAACAATGGGAAATTGGTTATTGTTGTTTTAAGGTTACCTCAGGTGGAGGAACTACTCAAATTTTTGTGAACGGAATAGTAGCTGATGCTAGTGGGAGAGTAACGTCATCTTCTAGTGAAACACTTAGTGGCACTCGATATGTTTTTGTTCAACAGACTAATTCAACTGGAACAGGTAAAAATTGGATTTTTACTATAAATCAAAATCAAACCTGTGGTAATAAATCTGTTTGTTTGGGTGGAAATCAAGGTCGTTTGGCGGTAGATTCTTGTTGTAATGTGTATCTTAGTGGCCAAGTTAATTGTCATTGTGGCTCTACTTGTCGTAGTAGAGGCCTTGTAGTAAAAATAAATTCCAGCGGAGTAGTCCAATGGCAAAGACAATTCAAAGTTTCAGGATCCATAGATGTTAATGGTGGACCCATATATGTTTCCGGTTGTAATTACTATGTAAGTTTTAATTATAATACTACAGGAAACTTTTTATTATCTTTACCAAAAGATGGTTCAAAAACTGGATCTATAAGTATTCCAGGTAGTTATACTATATGTTACGCACCAACAACGCTTATTACAAAACTGACAACAGCAACTAGTAGTAGCACTACTTCATATTCATTACCAGTATGTAGTCCTTTTTTAACACCAACAACTGCTTCGGTTCCATCTAGATCCACACCCTCATATACAAAATATATAACTAAAATATGAACATTCAAGCTTATATTAAATTATCTACTTTAGAATATCCTCGATTTGAAGGCGACATTAGACTAGAGCATCGTAATATATTGGAATCTCAAACCGGTAATACTTTTCCTTGTCCTGAAACTTATGCTCCAGTATATTGTACTGAATGTCCTTCTTTTGATAAAGACACACAATTTATTGTTGAGGGAACTCCTATAAACAATAATGGAATTTGGGAAACTAATTGGATACTTAAAAACTATAATTCTCAACAATTAGCCTTAATTGCTGCAGAAAAATCTAATACCGCCAACTCAATTATAAGTTCTTGATCCATATCAAAAAGATATCAAAAGCTTGACAACTATATAATTTTATGATATACTATAATAATTCAACTTTGGAGATACTATGAGTGACACTGAAATCATTGGCGAAAAAACGGAAGCAGAATCGTGTGAGATTCCTCCAGTAAACATGCTAAATGTAAATGCATTTTTCCCAACATACATTTATACGATAGATAAACCTGAGTGGTTAGATACCATTTATGGTGTTGGTCGTGAATATTTAGAAAAAACAAAGGCCAATAAACCTAAAAATAAATTAATGGATAAGTTATATCCTGTGAATATGAGTGAAAATCATGCCGTAGACGAAAGAATTCGTGAGATGGTTGTCTGGACAGCTCAAACTGGTTGGAATATCTTAAACCAAGAAGGTTATAGTATGGATGCGTTTGAGGTGTATATCAATGATTGGTGGTTACAAGACCATCACATGCACTCAGCAAATGAAGAGCATGTACATCCTTTTGGTACTCAATTAACTGGTTTCTATTTCTTAGAATGTCCACCAGATTGTTCTCGTGTTGTCATACATGACCCTAGACCAGGTAAAAAACAAATCAATTTACCAGAACATGATATGTCAAAGGTTACATTAGGTTCCACATCAATCAATTTTGAACCAAAACCAGGTCAATTTATGTTTGCGCCTGCATGGTTACCCCATGCATTTAGTAGACATGGTTCTAAGAAACCATTCAGATTCATTCACTTTAATATGGGTGTTCAAGTCGCTGTTAAGCCTAATGTAGCACAAATTACACCAGCAGCTGAAGTTGTATGAACCACTACACAATAAGATTTAACAAGAGTAGAGGACAACCAGGTCGTGGTTCTATGGATCATGTATGGCGTGTTTTTGAAAATGGTGAGAAAGAATATTTGGTAAAGCATTTCAAAGTAAATGTTCCCGTATATGATGAAGTTACCGGTAACGGTATTGGTGGTGACGACTGGAATATGGCTTGTGACGGATACATAGTATTTGACAAAGACACTTCTACAGCCATAATTTATGAGTCCAAATTTGATGACATTCACGTACTGCCCACCTAAAGTCCTTGCTGACTTAAAATCAACTACTTTTCCTGATGGTAAACGATATTATACACTTGATGATGGTACTCGTTTACCTTCTGTAACCACAGTTATTGGTTTACAAAAGAAAAAGTCTATTATGGAATGGCGTTCTCGTGTTGGTGATGAAGAAGCCAATCGTATATCGAAGCAGGCCACATCACGTGGAACAAACGTCCACACCATATGCGAAAACTACCTCAATAACAAAGTAGACTACATGAAGGGCATTATGCCTGATGCGTTGGAATACTTTCTATCAATCAAACCATATCTTAATAAGATAAACAACATTCATTATCAAGAGGCCGCACTATGGTCTAAACAACTTGGTATGGCTGGTCGTGTTGATTGTAT